GTAGAGAAACTTGGTGATGATCTGCGGGCCTGCGCTGGGCGAATACATCGCCAGCCCATCGTGGGTGGAGTACACCACCCCGTAGCCCATATTCACGATGCTCCTGCGGTTGAGGCAGGGGTACTGAACGTCGATGCGCGAGACCGACATATTGGCCGGATCGGAGCCGGTGGCGATATAGGGATAGGAATCCGTCAGCACCAGCACGGAGCCGCTGATGGCGGCGAGGCCCACAATGTCGTGTTCGATGGTTTCGACGTAGCGACGGGGCCACGCGTGCGGCAGGCCCAGCTCACTGAAGTACAACTGGTTGCCCACAAAGCCCGCAAGGATGTTGTTCTGGATGGTCGTCAGACCCTCAAGATTATCCGGGGGCGGGTCGTACTCGTCCGAAGCCAGAATGTCCGTAAGTGCCAAGGAGTCGAAGTCGTCCGTGAAGTCGTAGGTCGAATCACCCCAGTAGCGCGCCGCCGTGGTCGGCGGGTTTTCAGACACATCATGGTACAGGGTGCCAGCACCCACGCTCGTAGACGGCACATCCGCAGCAACCTGCGCGTACTCAAAGGTGTTGTCGTCGATGAGGTCCGTAACGATCCCGCCGGTGATGTCGAAGGTGGCGTCCGTGCAGCCACTGATCTTGAAGCGATCACCGATGCCGAAGTTGTGCGGGTACAGCAGGGTTACACGCGATACGTTGCTCGTGCGCTCGACGGTGAGCAGGGCCGTGGGGAACCACAGGGTCTGCAGGCGGAAATACTCCGTACCCGCCGTGGAGGTGATCGTGCGGTAGAGCCGCACACCACGCACAAAGTTCTGCCCAGACGGCGGCGCCGTGGGCATGTTACTCACGGTAACGGTAACCCCTTCCTTCTCGTACAAAGTTGCTGAGGGTTTGGAGGCGATGGACTCTTCTTCCCAGGGCGTGAACCAAGTGAACACATAGGTCCGAGACTGGGTAAGGCCCCCAAGCTCAACGCGGCCATCGGTGTAGGCCGTGGTCGTAACTGCAAAACCGGGGCTGAAGTAGGTGAAAGTCGTGCTGTTGACGACCGTCACGATGGACCCGGAGGTGTTGAAGTTGCTGATGTTCCAGTTGACGTTGCCGCTGGTGGTCGCCGCCACATCGGCGGTGATGTCGAAGGTGTTAGCCGTCACGTTGGAAATGACGAAGGTGCCATCGGTCGCCGTGCCCGAGGTGAAGTCCAGCGTAACCGAGGCGCCGTTAGACAGGCCGTGAGCCGTGAGCGTCACCGTGATGGTCGTCGTACCGGCTTGGTTGTAAGTACCCGTGAGGTAGCTGAAGCCGGTGACAGAGATCGTATTGCCAGTACGCAAGCCGTGGGGTGTCGAGGTCACGATAGTGGCGATGCTGCCCGCATCCCGAGCGTAGGTCGCCGTGGCCTTGGTGGTAAAAGTCGCTGCACTGGTGGTCAGAGTCGCCGTGTCGGGCGGGACAGGAAGGCCTAGCTCGTAATAATCCACGGGATAGGGCGGAGCCCCGGTCGTGGCAAGGAGGTAATTACTGACCTTCGGAACCCCGTCGCCCGTGTAGTAGAAGCGCTGCTCGTCGTTGTCGTTTGCCGTCGCGACGGCGATGTCCACATCTGTGGCCCAGGACAACCACGCAAGATCGCCCGTACTCGGGTCGCGCAGCACATAGAGGGTTTTGATCGGGCCGGTGCGATTGAGGTTATCGACAACCACCGGCTCCGGGTAGGGGATCAAATCCCCAGAGTACAGCTTGCAGTTGCTGGCTACCTGCGCTGCCGTGTCGGGCAAAAGCTCCGAAGAAATCTTTGGCGCCTTACCCAAAAATCTTGTGATTTTGACGCCCGACATGGCAACTCCTAGGCGGAGCCTTTAGGCGCTAGCACGCTTAGCGCACTTGCCTGCTCGCTTGCACTTGGCGGGGGTGGGGCAGGAGGCACAGGTCTTGAACGGCTTGTTCTTCGTGACCATGCCACCTCTTTGGTAGGACTTAGGCTTCATACCGGGCTTTTTCTTCATCATGGGAGTCGCTCCTTAGCGAAACTTAATGTTTTCAAAGGCAGCGACTGCTGCCGCTGAGAGGCCAGCAATCCACAAGAGTGGCTTTGCCAGTTTTCCGAGGAACTCAAGTACCACAAAAGCACCCGTCGCCGCTTCAAACGCGTTTACTACTGCGTCGGTTTTCTCGTCGAGCTTATCGACTTTTGATTCAACTTCGACCAGCCGGTCATAAATCTCGCGGTGGGTGATGTCTTCCACGGTTCAGGCTCCTCAATGCCGGTCTTCGTCTTCGCGGCCAATGCGTACCACAACTGATTCGCCAGCATTAAGATTACCACTCTTCACACCGATCCTGTACCACATCAGCTCAGGCTCAAAGCCGTAATCCTCCGTGGGCGTAGTGAAGTCATCAACGTCATACCAAGTGGAATTGTCGATGCTGCGCTGCACAGTCACAGTCGTTGCGGTGGTGAAGGAGCCACCGGACTGAATGGACACATTGAAGTACCCCTCCAGCCGCACCGCATCGGTGAAGGTGTCGTCGGTCGAGATCGTGGTAGATACAAGCGTAGTCATTTAACTCACCTTTGTAGTCTTGAGGCTACGCCTCACGCCAGTCTTTGCCTTCCCAAAGCGCTGCTTCCGCAGCCCGCCGCTTGGTCAGCCCTGCTAATTCCTTGCCCCCGGCCTTGTTCCACCGTTTGATCTGGTAAGGCACATCGGACATGGGTCCGTAATTAACCCGGTTGAGGAGCGTGGACTCCTTAAAGTTGCCCGGCCCAAGGTTAAAGACCCATGATACCAGAGCGTCAAACTCGTTTTGCTTCAGGGCCACCTCGACCATGCTGTTGACGTAGCCTTCAAATTCTTCAAGGTCTTCGATGAGCAGGGCTTCCGCCTGCTCTTGGTCAATCACATCACCTTGCTTAACAGACCGAGTGTGGCCATAGCCAATAGTCCACACCCCAGCAGGGCACAAGTAAGCGTCCAGGCGACAACCCTCAAAGTAGCGGATAAGGGAGATTCCTTCATCGCTCGTCCTCATCTTGCCAGCCCCTTGGATTTCTCCCAGGTTCTGAGGCCGCCTAGCCCCAGCATCCCCAGCAACACCGTCATCAGATTGTCCATGTCGAACTCGGGCAATGCGGGTAATTGTACCCCAGACCATGCTGCAACAAATATCACGAAGGGCGCTAAAACGAAATGCCATGCGAGCGCCACTCCACAGGTCCAACCAACGAAAGGACGCCATCCAGCCACAAACGGGTTGCGACTCGCGGCCTCGGCCTTGTTGACCTCGATCTGCGCCAGCGCACTTTCCTGCGCATGGCGTTCCGCCATCGTAGCAATTTCATGCGCCAAGCGAGCTTTCTGGTCCTTGTCCTCGACGAATTGGTCGAGGAGGTTAGCAACCGGAGCTACTAGCGCCTGCCACATTACTTATCCCGCCCATTCCAGAGGTCGAACAGCACGCGAATCTTTTCTTTGACCGTTTCCAAGTCCGCGTGCATTTTCGCCAGCACAATCACCAACGTAACGAAGCCAAGAAATATCGGCCAGAGGGCCGTAACGGCGTCCAAAGCTGACATTGGTGGCCCTCATCACGCCCTTCGTTACTCGTCGTCTGCGTTCTTGTTTTTCGCCACGTTGCCCGCCAGGACGTTGAGGCCACGGAGCAGGATGGAAATGTACTGGTCATCCACTTTCGTGGGCGTGAGCGCAGTGATCGCCGTTGCTGCCGTGACAACGCTGGTGATGGCCGTGAGCCATGCCGGGAACGCTTCAAAGAAAGCCAGGATCGTGTCCATAGGTCACTCCAGATTGATTAGGCTGCCATCTTCCTGCAGCAAGTTAAACCCATCTTCCAACTCCAAGTTTCCAAAGTGCAGGTCAGCATTGAACACGCTGCTCAGAATCTTGTGGAAGATCGGATGAAGGATGCGGATTGAGTTCATCGTTACTCCTCAGCAGGCGGTTTTGCTGCTTCTTGAGCCGCTGCGTAGGCAGCCTTGGCTTCGTCGGTGAACACCACGCTCGCGATAGCTACGACATCCGCATCCTCTTGAGAGAGGTCTGCATCCGGGGTAAGCATGTGGCGGTGATAGGTACGGCTGATTTCCACATCATCGCGCTTGATGATCGTCGCCGTGCGCACCTGCACAACCGGGTAGCCTGCAGCAAGCTGCAGCACTTCAACTTTGTCGTTCTTGGTTTCTTCAGAAAGTGCCATTTTTATCTCCTTGGCTGGACTGTCCACCCTCTAGGGGTATTAAGGAACTAAATACCCAGAACACCAATTTATCTGAGTGTTTAGAACATTTAGGGTTTTTGTTGCTGTTGTAGATGTTTCAATATAAGTGCGCGGCATTAATTTTAGAGCCGTAGGGATATTTGTTGTGATTGTTTCTTCATTTCCAAGATTATAAATACCATCCCCAACATTATTTGAACCTGTCGCATAATTGCCGACTGCAAACTTTACAGAAGTATTTGTTACTACGATGCGGAACCAAAAGATTTGATTGAATGTAACACTTATAGGTGTCCCAACAGTTTCCGTGCCGCCAGCTTTGACCCGAGGAGTGATTGTTCCCGCACTAACATCAGTTCGATAAAGTATGTAATTGTTGCTGTCATTATAAAAACCAAATTCATGCAAAGCATCGGCAGTTTCTTGGATGTGTGCGGTGCAGAAATACACAGGGTCGTGCCCAGCCATAAGGCCACTATCAGACCAACGCATCCACATACTATCGCCAGACGTTGCCCCGGTCGTCAAACGAACCCGCATACCTACCCATTTTTTATTAGCTCCACCGTAGTCTTGTGGGTCAAAAACAACTGTGCCCGATCCGCTAGTGCTATCAACAACCATAGTGCTATTGCCGAGTTTTCCGGTCATAAAATCGTCGGCGTACTCACCCCACCCACGAAGACGAAGATTGCTGCGATTATCTGAGTAAAGCTGCTTGCTGCGTTTGTTGTAATAATACTCTACATCTTTGCCTTGGATTGAATTAAACTCACCTTCATCAGTTAGATTATCATTTACAAGCCCCGTACCAGAAAATACACGGTTATAATCGCCCTTGAAAGTAAGAACAGCACGATCCCACAATGCGCCATTTACTGTTGCAGTTTCATTTAGTTGAACCTCACAGTTGTTAGCATTATTTTCAGCGATTAGCTCATATACGTTACCAGCAACAGGTCCGCCGCCAGCATCATCTTCGTAAATTGCATATACACTATCGTGCGCAATTACTTTAATATAGTTGCCGTTGCAATATTCACCCGCGCCAGCCGTTAGACTTACAGCTTGATTACCAAAATACACAACAACATTGTCAATAATTGTTTCTTGGATATAGTATGACGTTGCATCAAATTTTAGCGCAGTTCCATCGGTCGGGGACGGGCCAGTAAACTCTACATTTAAGCCATCAACCCACGGCTGAGGCCATTCACCACCTCGAACATTTGTAGTCGGAGACAAAGTTACTGCCGCTTTTGTATAAGTAAGTGCTGTTACATCAACCCGAACATCTTTTAGCTGGCTGCCTTGACGAAGCACAAAACAACCAATATCCGATGTTGGCTTAATAGTCGCCCATTGAGCATCCACAAAAACACCTTGGGGGATTGTAACTGTTGAGCCGATTGCATATGTGCTGTTGCCATCAAATACAATACGACCAGTCCCAAGTTCATTAACGGCCGCCTGGATTGCGGCAGCATCATCAGTGACGCCATCACCGGCCGCTCCAAAATCTTTTATATTGATCTCAGAGCCTTCGATCATTCTGTTGAAAACTTTTGTCAGCGCCATGATCCGATCCTTTATGCGATAAGGTAGGTGACTGTTCCACGCAGTCTGTTGCTGTTTGTGCCAGTCCCAAGGTTTGCCGCTGGAAGGTTCGCTGTGACGCCACCATTGTCGTAAACTAAGGCAATATTTCCAGATACTTGTGCTACGCAAGCTGTCGGCGCTTGTGTTGTAAATCCTTGAATAGTTAGAGCAGCAACAGCCCCAACACCTGTTTCATTGTAGTCTGTCCCAGACGGAGTAAAAGGAAGGCCAGTAATTATTACATCCCCAGTTGCACCAGAAACAGCATCAGTCCTGACCTCAAAATGAACAGTTACTTTATTCCCAACTTTTGTATACAAACCACGGGAGACATCTTGGGTATAAGAGCCAGTGCCCCCAGTGTCATCGTAAGTCGGAGACCAAGTGCCTTCCTCATAATCGTTGAGCAGCTCGCTGGTGCCAGTGCCAGCGGTGGCGGAGAAGTCGATGCCTTTGCCCGAGGTGCCGATGATGAGGTTGCCCGAGCCGATTGTTACGTCGCTTGTCCCGCCGTCTATAAAAAACGCACTGGGGTCTGTACTAGATTCGACGCGGAAGTTGGCGTCTACACCGTCTTCGTTGAAAACAGTTGTCCCATCCGCAATGGGCGTAGTGACGAAGCCGCCCCTTCTATTTATTACCGCCCTCAAACCAACAACGGTGTTTGTATACCCATTCTCGTTAGTCCAGAACTGAATATTGGTTCCCGCTTGCGCTCCACCGCCTGCACTTTCGGAGCCAAGCACAATAATAGCGGCGCCGGTGCTTTTGAGTGAAGAAGCTAATTTGCCCGAAGATGATATGGTAAAAAGATCATCTCCTTTTATAAGTCCGCTGCCCCCGGCTCCGTACATACGAGCAGGCTGAGTTCCTGTAATCTCTACTTGCCCAGTTCCGTTGGGCGCAAGAATAACATCGCCGTCAGTGTCCGTGCTGCTGATCGTGTTGCCGTCTAGCTGCAAGTTGTCCACGTTGACTTTAGTGAACGTGCCGTTCCCGCCGCCTTCTACCCGCTGCCACGCGGAGCCGTCATAGAGCGCCCAGTCGCCTACATCCCAGGTTGTGATGCCGCTGAGGTCCGTGCTGCCCGCAACAGAGACAATCCAGAACTGGCCTACGGTCGGCGAAGCCGTCACATCCGGCGTGTTGGTGCTGGCATCCCATGAGCCTTCAAAATCAAGCCCGGTAACGGTCTCGCCATTGATGATGAGATCACCGCCTACTCGGAGATCATTTTCGACCTCGACGTTATAGTAGGTCGGATTGCGACCGAAAATGCCGCCGTTCTTCTTAATCGACATTACGCATCCTCCGCGCCAGCAAACTCAGGAAGGGTTTTAAGGTGCTCGTAAGCTTGTTGAATAAAGTTTGCCCCTTCAAGGTTTGAAGCAAAATAGTATTGCTCGGAGGACAAAACTACTCCGTTCGCTTGGTCCTTAACTACTACGTTTGCTTCGACGTAGTTTTTATCTGCCCGCACACTTTCTACTTTTGCGTATGCTGATGGGAAATCAAGCGTTCTCCCAAAGGCTTCTACCTTAGCATTTACTTTAAGAGCCATTTGCTTCTCCTTACCAGCAAACCTGAACCATTGCCCCTTCATCTGCGGCTGTCATAACCCCAGTAGTCGGATCGACATCGTAGATACGAATTTCAAAACCGATATTCATATTCGCAAAAGCGTTCCATACGCCCGTACCAGAGTCTCTAGCTCTCACAAAAGCCAAAATATCTTTGTTCCCAGGGCCAACAGAAGTGCTTTGTACTGGGATGCCTTGAGCTTGGATAAAAGGCCACCTTACGGACCCTGTCTTTAGGGAAGGCCAATCAATACGCCATACCCCCGTGCCCGTTTTTGTTATAGTCCAACCGGATGGTGATCCATAAACAGAGCCGCCTTTGACCATGAACATAATAGTTTGGTCTGCGTAACCAGAAACTTGCGCGGCTAATTGTTTAGGTACAACACCTACTACATCCCCAGCCGTATTTTCAATAACTGTAACACCGGAAAAACCTGTGTTGGACGCTTTAATGACTTCTGCGTCATTTCCAGATCGGTCATAAAACTTAATTTGCTTTAGCTGGGCGCTATTTTGGTTAATTATACTAGCGCCGATACCGTCAAAACCAAAGTTAGTTGTGCTGCCCGTAGCAACAAAAGCATCGGTCGGTGAATTTGAATAGTTGCCTATAAAGACAGCACCTCTAGTCGATCCACTATAAGCGCCGTAAATGTAGTTGGCTTCAGCGTAGCAATTTATAAACTCGCAATTCTGTGCAAATGTATTAACTCCGTAGCTGTTATATTCCCAAATACAGTCTTTCCAAGAAGAGTGATTTAGCGTTGGGCACTTAAATACATTTACGTTTTGAAATCCGTGTACCCTAACAAAAGAACCTGTCGTGCTAGCAGGCCAATTAACAAGGTATTCTTCTAAACCGATATTGTTATACCTAAAAATACAATCTGCCATGCTCGCATAGCCAATATCTCTTAGCTTTAATGCAGCTCCCGAACAGCTAAGAAATATACATTGCTCAGCGCAGAACGATCCACCCGGACCGCGATACCCAATAAAATCACCTGTTTTGTTACGCGTATCGCCGCCTTGCGTATCAAACTGAAGATATTTGAAATACGCACTGTAATTGCTATCAAGCCCTATACCGCCTGTTGTATTCCCGTCATCAGTAAAAACTATACGCGACGGCATATCATAATGCCTACGAGCAGAACCTTCTTCTCCAAAAAGAATCAAATTGCCGCTGCTCGGTGTTCCGCTAGTAAGTGCGACAAGTCCGGGTTGTGTTAAATACGTCCCCGCAGGAAAAAATAAAGCTTTATTATTACCCATGCAGTAGTCAAGTGCCGCTTGAATCGCAGTCGTGTTATCCGTCACACCATCACCGACAGCGCCGAAGTCTTTAACACTGACGGAATCACGGAGCCTATCCAGAACATTCCGGTCTACCGCGTTTGTGCCACCTTGGTTATATCCAATAGCCGCAGAGCCGTCGCCCGCGCCGTAGAGGTTGGAGCGCAGTACACGCTTGGTCTCGTCAGCACCGGCATCGAAAAGCACCAGCGAGTCGCCGTTATCGACGTTCGCAGCAGAGACAGGATCAAGCTGAGGGATTCGTTTGGCTGCCATTTCAGACTCCGAAAGGCTGCATGCGCACGCGCATCATGCCCCGCATGTTTCCAAGGTTTGCCCGAGCGCGGCGCTCAGCGATGTTATAGGTGTACTGCCGGGCGTGATAGCTCGCCAGCTCCCGGTCGGACCAGTTCGTATTCGGTAGCACCAGCAGGTGCTGCAGGGCGCCGTGCATGATCGTTTCTTCAAGGTCGTCGAAGATGACCTCATCCATCGCTGTAGCCGTCTTTTTGGGCTTGAGCGCGAGGAACATGCGCACTTCGTAGGTCCGGTCGCCATCAGGTAGAGGAAGCACAATGTACTTGTCAGGAGATAGCTGACACACCGCCTGCGGCGTGCTTGCATCCGCAACGACCGACTCGGGCAGCACGAACTGGGAGCCGCCGTTGAACAGCTCCTCGTTGTAGTCGAAGGAGTTGTAGGTGCCCGGAGGGGTCTCGCTCCAGAGCACGGAGGCAGGCTGGCCGCTGTACAGGTCAGCCCACTGGGGGAAGCGGCGAATCGCCTCTTCAAGCACCAGACGGTCCAAGGGCAGGTCGTTGACCAGCATTTCAAACATCACATGGACATCGGTGTTGTCGGGCTTGTTGTAGAGGTACTCATGCACACCCGGCAGCAGGTTGTACTTGGGCACGAGGTAGCGCCAAGCCAGGGTGCGCTCGCAGGTGCGGATCGCCGCATCGCGGATGTAGTTAAAAATCGTAGGCTGCGGGCAGCCGGGGACGCTGGCGTTCACCCGAGGGACAAGCGTCGTGAAGTCACGGTCGGCCATTAGACCACCTCATTCGCCCGCATAGCCCCTTCTTCCGTATCGGTCACGGAGCGGGCCTGTAGCGAAGCGCCTAGCGTAGCAAGGAAGGAATCTTGGAAGAGCTTGGCCCGTCCAGAATTAACGTGCTCATCGTCCACAGATTCCGCCAGATAGACCGTCCCATCGACCACAGCGGTGAAGAACGCGTCCGGCAGCAGGTCAATCGTGTCGCTCAGGGCGTAGTCCGGCGGGGTCTGGGCATACTCACCAACCAGCACGATACCCGCCGTAGGACGGGGGTAGAGGAAGAACCGATTGGCATTGCGCACATGGCGCAT